TTTTAGTTGAAGGTAAAAACGCTTACAATGAACCTTATGAAATAAATTACACACCACCAGGTTTTGAACTTGTAGATGAAACAACAGGCAAAGCTGTAAAAACACCAGGAGAGTTTCAAGCTAATGATACTAGATATTACAGAACAGGAAATCCTGAAGAAATAGATTATGATGTTGATTTTGATTCAGTTAAAGACGTTGATGATATTCTAGGTGGTAATGCTACAGAGCTGGAGGGCTTTGCAAAAGGCACGGGTAAATCTAAATATACAAAAGGGCAAAAAGCCGTAGATGAAGCAGAAGCTGCAGCAGAGCAAGATAGATATGTGGGCACAGAAGGTAGAGCTGATGTTGATGAAGGCCCTGATATAGATTTAAGTGATTATGAAGACTAAGCTAACAACTACAATACCCCCTAAATCAGGTCCTCAGTCTGAGGGCTTGCTTATTAATTACAATACTGTTAAACCTGTGAAACTGGAGAAAATAAATGGCAGACATAGACAAGTCTCTTCCAAACGTAGAGCAAGAGATAAAAGTACCATCACCTGAAGAACTAGAAGTCGCTCAAGAAGAAGAGCAACAGAAAGTTGCGGAACAAGGTGAACCTGTAGAAATATCAGAGAACGAAGATGGATCAGTAGATATCAATTACGACCCTGCGATAGGATCTGTTGAAGGTGGACAAAACCACTACGATAACTTAGCAGAACATTTACCTGACGAAGTATTAGGTAGATTAGGTTCGACACTTTTTCAAAATTACCAAGATTACAAAAACTCTAGAAAAGATTGGGAAAGATCTTACAGAGAAGGTTTAGATTTATTAGGTTTTAAATACGACAACAGAACAGAACCTTTTCAAGGAGCATCGGGTGCAACTCACCCTGTATTAGCTGAAGCTGTTACGCAATTTCAATCTTTAGCTTACAAAGAATTATTACCAGCAGAAGGTCCTGTTAGAACACAAATTTTAGGTGTAGCAACACCAGAAAAAGAACAACAATCAAGAAGAGTAAAAGATTTTATGAATTACCAGATAATGGAAAAGATGACTGACTATGAACCTGATTTTGATTCTTTGTTATTTCATCTACCATTAGCAGGCTCTGCTTTTAAAAAAGTCTACTATGACGAAGCAGCAAAAATGGCTTGCTCAAAATTTGTACCCGCTGATGATTTGATTGTTCCGTATACAGCTACCTCATTAGATGATGCGGAGTCTATCATTCATCGCGTACAAATGTCAGAAAACGAATTAAGAAAACAACAAGTCGCTGGTTTCTATAGAGATATAGAATTAAAACCAGGTCCGGTAAATGAAAGTGAAGTTGAGAAAAAAGAACGAGAACTTCAAGGAGAAACAAAAGGACGAGACGAAGATGTATTTAATTTACTAGAATGTCATGTGAATTTAGATTTAGAAGGTTTTGAAGACATGGGACAAGACGGTGAACCAACAGGAATTAAACTTCCATACGTTGTAACTGTTGAAGAAAATTCTAGAGAAGTTATATCGATTAGAAGAAACTACGAAATAAACGATCCTTTAAAAAACAAAGTAGATTATTTTGTACATTTTAAATTTTTACCAGGTTTAGGTTTTTACGGTTTTGGATTAATTCACATGATCGGTGGATTATCTAGAACTGCAACATCTGCATTAAGACAATTATTAGATGCAGGAACTTTATCAAATTTACCCGCAGGATTTAAACAAAGAGGCATTAGAATTAGAGATGATGCACAAGCTATTCAACCTGGTGAATTTAGAGATGTAGACGCACCAGGTGGCAACATTAGAGATTCTTTCATGATGCTTCCTTTTAAAGAACCATCAGGAACTTTATTACAGCTTATGGGCGTCGTAGTATCTGCAGGTCAAAGATTCGCTTCAATAGCAGACCTGCAAGTAGGTGAGGGTAATCAACAAGCGGCAGTGGGTACGACAGTAGCCTTGTTGGAAAGGGGCAGCAGAACAATGTCTGCAATTCATAAAAGAATTTATGCTTCACTTAAAAAAGAATTTAAAATATTAGCAAGAGTTTTCAAGTTATATCTACCCCAAGAATATCCCTACGATGTTGTTGGTGGTCAAAGAATGATAAAACAATCTGACTTTGATGACAGAGTAGATATATTGCCGGTTGCAGATCCAAATATATTTTCTCAGACACAGCGTATTTCCCTCGCACAGTCGGAACTGCAACTGGCAACATCGGCCCCGCAAATACATAATTTGTATCAAGCATATAGAAATATGTACGAAGCTCTGGGTGTAAAAGAGATAGATAAAATTTTAAAACCACAACAGCTTCCCACACCGAAGGACCCAGCGTTAGAGCACATTGATGCTCTCGCTGGGAAACCATTCCAAGCTTTCCCTGGTCAAGATCATAGAGCACACATAACTTCGCATTTAAATTTTATGGCAACAAACATGGCTAGAAATAATCCTATGGTGATGGCTGCGTTAGAGAAAAATTGTTTTGAACACATTTCTTTGATGGCAACAGAACAGGTTGAGGTAGAATTTAGACAAGAGATGCAACAAATTATGGCTATGAGACAAAATCCTCAAGCAATGCAAAATCCACAAATGCAAATGCAATTAAAAATGATGGCAGAAAAGATTGAAGCAAGAAAAGCACAACTTATTGCTGACATGATGGAAGAATTTATGAAGGAAGAGAAGAAAATTACTTCTCAATTTGATAATGATCCTATTGCAAAACTAAGATCTAGAGAGTTAGACCTTCAGGCACAAGAAAATGCTAGAAAAAAACAAGAAGGTGAAGAGAGAATTAACCTTGATAGAATGAGAGCGATGATGAATCAAGAAAATCAAGACGAAAAACTTGAACAAAACGAAGATTTAGCAAAATTAAGAGCTAATACATCAATCGAAAAGACAATTTTATCAAAAACGTTGCCAAGTGCTAAAGATATGGGCCAAGGTGGCGTGATAATTAAAAAAATAGATGACTAATCTACAAAAAAATAGTAAAAATTAAAAAAAAGGAGCTAATATGGCAGAAGAAAACAAAAAAAGCCTGAACCACGAAATGTTTACGAACAAAGATGGTTATGTTGAAGGTGGAAAAGAGATTGAAACAACTAATCCAACTGAAACACAAGACGCAGAGGTTCAAGGTCAAGGAAATATCTTAGCAGAGAAAAAAAGAAAAGCTAAGTGGTACTAATATGGCTTGGTTTAGTTTAGCAAAAATTGCTTTACAAGCAGGAAGCAAAATTTACGCGAATAAACAGAAGACTAAAATGGCTATGTCTGATGCACAACTAATGCATGCAGAAAAAATGGCCCGAGGTGAGGAAGCTTACCAAGGCAAACTTTTAGAAGCACGTCAAAACGATTATAAGGACGAATTTGTACTCGTGATCATCTCAGCCCCTATCATTGTTTTAATGTGGGCTGTTATGTCGGACGATCCAACTGCGATGGAGAAGGTAAAATTGTTTTTTGAGTATTTCCAGTCGCTTCCGAAATGGTTCACTAATTTATGGATCCTTGTAGTTGCGAGTATTTTTGGTATAAAGGGTACACAAATATTTAGAGGAGGAAAAAAATAATGGCAAATCCAAGATATAGTAAAATAGCAAATAGACGTGGCGCCATGGGTGGCGGCATGATGAGACCTGGATATAAAAAAGGAACACCTGAAAAGAAAATGGGTGGTAAGAAAAAAATCGATCCTAAAAAACAACCAGGTTTAGCAAAACTAAAAAAGAAGGCACCTCAAGTTGTAGCTAAAATGGGTTATTTCAAAAAAGGTGGAAGAGCGTAATGGCAAAACTCTGTCCAAAAGGTAAAGCAGCAGCGAAAAGAAAATTTAAAGTTTATCTATCTGCATATGCAAACATGTATGCATCAGGTGTATGCTCTGGTAAAATTACACCAGGTGGAAAAAAGAATAGAGCAAAAGCTGCTAAAGGCGGATCCATGCAAGCTGCAGGATTAGCTCGAAGAAAAAGATGCATTTAATATGGGACTGCGTAAGTGGGTAAAACAGAATTGGGTAGATATTGCCAACAAAAAATCGGATGGCTCATATCCAAAGTGTGGCCGTTCCAAGGGAGAAAAGCGAAAAAATTATCCAAAATGCGTGCCCATTGCAAAAGCAAGAGCGATGTCCAAAGGTCAGCGTGCGGGTGCCGTAAGAAGAAAACAAGCTAAATCAAATACAGGACCAACACCATCAAGAGCAGCTACATTTGCAAAACGTAAAAAAGCTTCTAGTGGTGGATACATAGGACCTGCAATTAATTCTGAATATGGCGGCGTAAAATTAAACAATCCATCTTATGCTAAATATTACAAAGGTATGTTGGATTAATGAGAACAGATTATCAAACAAGAACAGAATTTTCTAAAGGCTCTATGCCTGCTAGAAACAAAAAGAACTTTAGACCTACAAAGTCTGGAGCGGGCATGACAGAAGCTGGGGTCAAGGCCTATAGAAGAATGAATCCCGGCTCTAAACTAAAAAC